CAATAAATCTATAATGTACTATAATAATAAAACTGAATCTATAGGAGCATGTTATGAGTGATGTTATCGCCCCAACAAAGAAAAAGAAAAAACGCAGTAAAGATTTTGAAAAACTTGTAGGTCCTACCGACCCAAAAATTGATGCTATCGCACGTGAACGCCTTGTAACTGCACGTGTTGGTCTACTATTGCGTCATAGTTTTTTTGGTAATCTTGCAACACGTTTGCAATTGATTAATGCCGATGAATGGTGCAGTACTGCTGCTACCGACGGCAAACGTTTCTACTATAATTCACGTTTCATCAACATGCTAAAAACTAAGGAAGTAGAATTCCTAGTTGGTCATGAGGTATTGCACGTAGTGTATGATCACATGGGTCGTAGAGGCACACGTGATCCACAGATTTGGAACATTGCTGATGACTATGCAGTGAACGCCGATCTAAAACGTCACAAAGTTGGCGAGTTTATTACCACTGTACCTTGCTTGTATGAAAGCAAATATGACGGCATGAATGCTGAGGCTATCTATGATGATCTGATGAAAAATATTCAAAAGATTAGCATTGATGACCTTGTTGATAAAATGCTTGATGACCATATGGATGGTGACGGAGATGGTGAAGGCGAAGGTGATGGTGACGGTGAGGATGGCGAAGGTAAATCTAAGCGTCCTAAAATGTCTGATGAGGAGCGTGAACAAGCCCGTCAAGAAATGAAACAAGCTATTCTTCAGGCCGCGCAAAGTGCTGAAGCAGGCTCACTCCCCAAAGGTGTAGAGCGCCTCATCAAAGATGTTACTAGTCCTGTCATGCCTTGGCGTGAACTGATTCAAACAAATTTGACCAGTGCAATTCGTACTGACTATAGTTGGATGCGCCCTAGTCGCCGTGGTTGGCATATGGATGCAGTCATGCCTGGTATGACTCCAGGTGAAGAGATTGATGTTGTAGTCGCAATTGATATGAGTGGTTCTATTAGTGACCGTCAAGCAAAAGCATTCTTAGGTGAAATTGGTGGTATGATGGATGCGTTTGATGGCTACAAGGTCCATGTATTTTGTTTCGATACTGAAACTTACAATCCTAAAGATTTTACTAGCGATAATCTTGACACGATTGATGAGTATGAACCTCAAGGCGGTGGTGGTACTGACTTTGGTGTAATCTTTGATTATCTCAAAGAAATCGGTAATGTGCCAAAACGACTAATTGTGTTCACAGATGGTTATCCTTGCGGTACTTGGGGTGATCCTGATTACTGTGATACTACATGGATCATTCATGGTGATAAGGATCCTAATCCCCCGTTTGGTACATATGCAATTTATGATGAAAAATAATTAGGAGGTTATTATGACAGAAGTTGTTTCTATAATCGTTACTCTTACGATGATTGCAATTTTTATTTATGGTATTTCTTACTTTATTAATAAAGTAGGCAATGATGATGAGCAAGACTAATCAATATTTGGCTGTGTGGGATTGTTACGGACTTGAAAGTATTTTCAATGTCACACAATATATGAAAGAATGCACGTACAACGCCTTAATGGAATTACCATTACCAGAATCAATTCCATTAAATCATTTATTATTAAGGGCAAGAAACAATACCCAACGCAATTACGAAATTTATCTGTTTGATTGTGAAAGTAATATTACAGAAGAAATGCTGCGAGAAAGTTTTAAAACAGCACCACAAGGCATGGTTGACTACATTCGTAAAAACGGTAACCAAATTTATAGTGACCGTGTAACTGATAAACAAAAACGAATTATTACATGATGGTTAATCCATTAATTTGGTTTATGGAACGAGAGTTAAATTTTGTTCCATGCCATTTCATCAAGTGTCCAACACCTATAACTTCTGACAGTAAACAATGGGTACAAAATAAAACTAACGGAAGATTCGCTTTTGCTCCATTAGATGAACAAGATAGACTTGTGACCAACAATGTTTGTGTATTTTTTGAAGATGAAAAAGATGCTACATTGTATGAATTGCTTTGGGCAGGCTCATCCAATTAAAAAATATCCTAATAGGTATAAGCAATTAAATATTTGTGCTTATACGCCTATAGGAGAATATTATGAGTTTCATGAGACATGTTGGGAAAGTTGGAGACAGAAAGATTGCAGTAATTTTTAGAGAGGTTCCGGGTGAACCTCATATGTGTTTGTTAGTATATACAGAAATACTAAATGCCCATTTACACGATTCACTTATGCGTTGTGTAGAAAGTGATATAGGGCAAAATAGTGAAAATTTAGCTGACGCATTAAATCGTAGTTATACTGTTGATGGTAAAGTTATTTTACAAGTGTTACACAGTGAAGGTTTGCTCAAAAAAATGCAAACTTCACAAGTCATAATGACCCCGCAACCTAATACAAAAATTAAGTTAGACGAATTAAATAAAATTTTAGATGAAATGGCAATGGGCGAGGCTGCTGTAAAACGTTTAGCCGAACTAGATGCTAGCTCAGGATTGCAAGATCCAGCTGATGTTGCACGTAGGATGAGATCACCACAAACTGCCACTAACGGCGCATTAGATGATTTATCACTAGCACAACAGCGTTTAGAACAAGCAGAAAAAATGGAACGTGAGGCTAATGGATTATTAGCTGAGGCAAAACGATTAAAGGAAGAGGCAGCATCTCTAAACCCTATAATCGCACCTAAATCTGTGAAAGCTAAAAAAGCCAAGAATGTCGCCTAATTTTCTAGATAAATGGGAACATATACTTGAGGACGTGGAGAAAAGTAAAATCCCAATTCAATTCTTAAAAAAAATAGTTATTAAGTTAAAAGGTAAACGTCAACATACAATTAATATTGTTACTTTAATGCGACAAGGATTAGAACCCGAGCAAATTGAAGACCTTGTCAATAGAAAGTTGTATGAACTAGACGATGAAATTAATAACCTTGAATTTATACTCAATGTTGAAAACATTGCGGATACAGTACAACCTATGACTGATAAACTTTTAAACAAATTATGAAACAATATCATGACCTCTTAGAGGATATTTTAAACAACGGAGAAGTAAGAGATGATAGAACTGGTGTTGGCACTTATAGTGTGTTTGGACGTAGTATTCGCTTTGATTTGCGTAGGGGTTTTCCAGCCATCACAACTAAAAAGTTGGCTTGGAAATCTTGTGTTGCTGAATTACTTTGGTTCATCGAAGGGTCAAGTGACGAACGTAGACTTGCAGAATTAACACATGGTACACGTGAGGGCGTTGTAACTATTTGGACTGGAAACGCTCTAGCGCCTTATTGGAAGCATAAAGCTAAGTATGACGGTGATTTAGGTCGCATATATGGCGTTCAATGGCGCGATTGGGTCAAGACTAATAAGCCACCTGTAAGAGTTTCTATAGATCAATTAGAAACACTAATTTCTAAGATTAAAGAAGATCCTTACAGTAGGCGGCATATTCTAAGTTCATGGAATGTTGGTGAACTTGAAGATATGGCATTGCCACCATGTCATATTATGTGTCAGTTTTATGTAAGTAAAAACAATGAATTAAGTTGTCACATGTATCAACGTAGTGTTGATGTGTTTTTAGGCTTACCATTTAATATCGCAAGTTATGCTTTACTTACACATATGATTGCACACGTGACTGGGCTTAAGGTAGGAGAATTAATAATAAGCATGGGTGATACTCACATATATAAAGATCACGTAGATCAGGTAAAAGAACAATTAACACGTGAAGAATTTCCACTACCTAGATTGTTTTTAAATTTTGATATAAAAAAGATTGATGATTTTACAATGGAAGATATTCACTTAGAAGATTATCAATCGCATGGTCCTTTGAAAGCTCCAATGGCAGTATGAAAACTGTGATCGTTCATAAATTTAATATGAGCGATGTAGAAGATCCTGATTTATGGGCGGCACAAACTCTTTGGGAGTGGGAAAAGTCTGATAAAGGAAATTGGGTAATGAGTAACACGTTTGAACCCACATGGCACAGAAATTTTTATGAGTACGGATGGCAGTATACAATCACAACTAAAATGACCGACGAACAATTGACATATTATAAACTTAAATACGAATGAAGATATTAGTCACAGGTGGTATGGGCCTAATAGGTCACAATATTGTAAGTAAATTAGAACATGATCACGAAATTGTTATTGTTGATAATCATACTAATTATGGTTTTATACCTCAGCATCAAATTGATTCCTTAATAAACGCACGTAGACTAAAAATTAGCAAGTATAAAAATTACATTGTAGATATAACTGACATTCATAACACCAATGTAATTTTCAGAAATTTTCAACCTGATTTAGTAATACATTGTGCTAGTTATCCACGACAAAAAGCAGTAGAAGCAGACCCTGCTTTGGGTGCTAGAGTAATGTGCGAAGGTCTAACTAATCTACTAGAAGCCTCAGTAAAGAATAATGTAAAAAGATTTGTTTACATCAGTTCAAGTATGGTCTATGGAGACTTTGAACATGATGTAACGGAAGATAGTCCGTGCAATCCTATAGGTCAGTATGGTATCTTTAAACTTATGGGAGAGAAACTTGTACAAGATTATAGTCGTAGGACTAATATTGAACACGTTATTATTCGTCCTAGTGCTGTATACGGCGAACTTGATGTGGAAGATAGGGTTGTTAGCAAATTTGTTTTAGGTGCTATAAGAGGAAGTACTTTAAAAGTAAATGGACCTGATGAGATTCTAGATTTTACTTATGTTGACGATGCGGCAGAAGGTATCATACAAGCAAGTTTAAGTCCTAATACAGTGAATCAAATATATAATATCACCCGTAGTGCAGATCAGTTATGGACATTAAAACAGGCTGCAGAGTTAGCGATAAATTTAGCTGGAAAAGGTGATCTTATAGTAGGTCCAAGGGATTTAAGTTTTCCTAAACGGGGTAGATTATCAATAGAAAAAGCAATTAAAGATTTTAATTACAACCCTAAAGTTAATGTACAAGATGGCTTTAAAAAATATTACGAGTGGTTAAAAGCCTCTTCTATTTTTAATGTATAATGGCGACCCAATTCTTTTTAATAAACCCCTAGATTTTTATGTTAAATGGGCTGCTACTGTATTGGCGTTAATAACGGTTTATTTGACCAGCCATGATTTCATCCCAATAAACAAATATTTTGGACTGTTAACTGCTATACTTTGGGGCTGGTTGGGCTTTCTATGGCGTCAACCTAGCATGTGGGTGCTTAATATTATTATGTGTATCTTGTACCTTTCTGGACTCTAGGTATAAATAATTGTATGTGGATACTATCATTTACGCCCGACTGGGTCTTTCATGCAATGTCATTAGCTGGAGTAATTGGAATAATAGCAGGGTTTCTATTAGCCTTTATCCCGTTAATTAATAAGTATAAACTTGTTATACAAGTCATTTCAATTGTTTTACTTACATTTGGAATATTTATGGAAGGGGCTATACTTAATGAACAAGTTTGGAAATTAAGAGTAGCAGAGGTAGAAAAGCAATTAGCTGAAGCTGAAGCCAAGTCTCAAAAAGAAAATGTTAAGATCGTAGAAAAAATTGTCACTAAACGTGAATACATTAAAACACGTGGACGTGAGGTTGTTAAATATATTGATAGGGAAATAGTGAAGTACGACACTAAATTTGCTCCCGGCGGGCAATGCGAAATTCCAAAAGAGTTTATTAAAGCTATAAATGACGCAGCAGAGGAGCCAAAGAAATGAAAAAAATAGTTATTCTTGCTCTTTTATTATCTGGATGTTCTACAGTTGTACCCGTAAAAGCTAAATTTCCTGACGCACCTGAAATGTTGATGAGTAAATGTCCTGCTTTAGAAAAAGTTAAAGAGGATGCCAAATTAAGTGAAATTGCGACTAGTGTATCTAACAACTACACATCCTATTACGAATGTGCAGTACTAGTTAATGGTTGGCAAGATTGGTATAAAATTCAAAAAAATATATACGAAAACGCTGGTAAGTAATTAATTACACCAAGATTGTTTCGCTTCACCGAAGTATTCACGGGCAAATCCATTTTGTATTAACATAGCACGTAAGCTTTGTCCGTCTAAAACGATATCTCCCAATACACGACCACCGAACTTGTCCCAGTCATATAGAACCACTTGACGTTTAGATGATTTGGCAACTGCATTTGTTGTAAATTTCGTAGCCAACTTTCCTCGCTCATCCTCCTGTGGGCATTTTGCACGGAATCCCTTTTCAGGAGTATCTACACCGTAAATGCGAACAGCTAGTTCTTGCTTTAGTGGGGCGGGTAAGAAAGGAGCAGAGATAACAATAGTGTCTCCGTCGTTAACACGTAAAATTTGCGCATCATAAGTAACTCCCTGAGGAGCTTTTGCAGCATATCCATTTGTGGACAGTGCAAGTAAGAGTATTGATAGTAGTTTTTTCATAGTCTATTATTTATCTTGGGCATAAATACTAAACAAACGGGACTTTGAAATGGCATATGAAGTAATTAACGTAGGTTCTCTACCAAACGACGGTTCAGGTGATCCGCTCCGTGTAGCATATATCAAAATTAACAATAATTTTGCTGTTGCAAGCAATTTGACCCCTTCTGGATCCAACGGTGACGTACAGTTTAAATTGGTTTCTGTTAATGGAAATGTGATTACAGACTCATTTTCATCAAGTGCTAATTTAAATTTTAATCCTGATGAGGGTAATTTTTACATTGGGGCAAATATTATGCCACTTGTAGATGATGCAATGACTATTGGAGATCCTGTTAGACAAGTAGGTAACTTATACCTTAGCCCAAATGCACTTAACATAGGAAATATTAATATTACAGAAGATGCTAACATTATGAATTTTAATGTTGCTGTATTTCCTTCTTTAAAGGCGGACATAGTTGTAGGAAGTGTAAATTACGGGGCTAGCCCCAATTCAACAATAGATACCCACACTTTCATTACAAATACAACTTCACCTATTGCAATCTATGCTGTACCTACTAGTCAATTTAGTGCTGGAAAGTTTGATATTACAAGTAGAGAAGCAAATAGTAATAATAGCCAAACAGTTACCCTAGCTGCTTCTTTAAACAACGACGGATCGAGTGTATCATGTACAGCATTTAATACATTAATTTCAGGAAATGCCGTAACAACATATGATATGGATGTTTCTGCGAACAACGTTAGAGTTATTGTAACTCCTTTTGTAAGTTCAACTATTACACATAATATTTCACTTAGAATCGACACCTAAATGAGAGCTAAAGAATTTATAACAGAGCAGAAAAAAAGAGCAAAAATGACCAAACGTCAAAAACAAGCGACGGTTGGAGTTGATTTGTTTCGTGATCCAGACGGATATGATCGTACTTATGAATTAAATAGGATGATGATGGCTGTTGCTTGTGCAGACGGCACTGGTGTTCCAATTGATATAGATGCAGAGAGTTGGGTAGGAAAAGATAACTCGGCACAGCCGTATACTAAACTAGAACAAGATATGATGAAGCAAGCAGCAAAGTCAATTGGATCTAAATTACGAGATGTTAATAACGGTAACCTACGTAGCATGGAATTAGATACCGTAAACAAGTCAAGCCCGGTGCAAGCTTTTAAAGGTTTCGGAAAATAATACAGTCGTAAAATCTTGAATAAGTAAGTTTATACTTTTTAGGATTTATATGATAGATATTAACAATACCCTAGATTTAATCAAACTCAAATTTTACAATGAATGGCTTTATGCTTCCCACATTTATGCGGAAGGCGAAAGTGGTTTTCACAAATCATTAACAACTCAGGTAGTCGAATCCTATGTTGATCCACTGGAATTACCAAAGGATGCAATCATACTTGATTTGGGATGTGGACCTGGTTACTTTTTAGATGAGATGAAAACACGTGGGTTCACAAACGTTGTAGGAGTTACACTAAGTCCTGAGGATATTAAACTATGCGAAAGCAAAGGTCACACAATTAAAGGGTATGATCTAAGTTTTCTTCCACAAAAAGATGGATACATAGACGAAAGTGTTGATTTTATTTTCCTACGTCACGCACTTGAGCATAGTCCATATCCTATTTTTAGTTTGATGGAATACAATCGTGTATTGAAACAAAATGCAAGTATTTACATTGAGGTTCCTGCACCAGATTGTGATAGAAAACATGAGAATAATCCAAATCATTATAGCATTTTAGGGTCTAGTCAATTAGCCGCATTATTAGTACGCACAGGATTTGATATAGAAAAATTCAATAATATTGAGTTTGATTTGACTGTCGGTACTGATGATGATGGTAATCCTGTAAAAGCAAGAGAAAAATATTACGCTATTTTAGCACATAAACGTAGACCATTGGACGTTAAGTAATACACTAAATACATTCATGACTTTTGATGTATGGAAACAAGCAAAGTTAATGAATGGTTACAATAAGCTACAAGAAGTAAACATTCCCGAAACTAAAGAACCAACCCTGCAAGAACTTAAAAAACTTGCAGGGTTGCCAAACATGACTCCCTTAACTGGTATAAACATGAGCGTTACTGGCACTGAAAAGGGTGAAATGATGAAGAAGCATAATATACAACCAGGTACTCCTGAATGGTTTAAACTTTGGTTCAGTTTACCTTATATGACAGGAGAAAAACCATTATGAGAATACACGAAATACTCACAGAAAATGAGAACGATCCTAGATTTAAACAAATGAAAAGTGCATTTGAAAAAATGCAACAACGTAAAGAGTTTTATGGTAGAACTCCAGATGACCTTAAAGGGGATCCCGAAGAGATAGGTGATACATGGGACGATTATAAGCGACACGTGAGAATATTTGGGCAAATGCCAAAAGCACCTAAACTTTATGATCCATCAAAAGATGATCCAAATGCGGTTCCTTTAGATCCCGATAAAATACGTAAACCTAAATTTAAAGCAGGACAAACAGATCCTTGGGATACTGACCCAGACATTGATTCAATAGGGTAGATAAATATTAAAATGAGAGCGACAGAAATTCTAAGAGGCTTACTAGACCTAATTGACAATCTTGAAACTGCTTCAACTACAGATACTAACGACTGTGGATGCGGATCTGATTGTGATTGCCCTGATTGTCAAGATAATCTAGCGAATAGCCCTGACACAGTGGTTACATCAGTAGATTATCTACTTAAAGATATTGCCGGCGGCGTTAACGGCCCCAAACATCCAGCAGACCTTAAAACAGCTACATTTCCATTATATCCTGGACTTCAGTTTAAGGAGTAATAATGACAACAGCAAACATCACAGTTCAAAGTTTATTAAACTCAGCGCAGTATGATCCCTACACCGTTGATGATACGGATACCGTAGGTGATTTAAAAACAACAATACAGACTGCGACAGGTTGCAACGTAAGTTGGTTCAGTTTAGTTTTTAACAACATTGAATTGAATACTGCTAACACACTAGCAGATTATGGAATAACAGAGGATTCACAATTACGGACTGCAAATAAAATAGCACGACTGACTACACTTGAAGATAGACAGGTTGCTAAATTAGATTTATCAAACTTAGAAAGACTAGAGTTAGGTAATACTAGACCTTACTATGACATTTCAGAATTGCCTACATACTACAGTGGTAATGTAGTTGTTGACAATCCTAACCCAGGAGGATTAATAGAAGGCCGTCCTTGGGTAAACACTCCACCAGGACCATAAAGGATCATAAATGGCAGGCGAAAATACAGGCCAACTATACACTCCACAGCACCACGAGGGAAGATTAGATCAACGTTTAAATTCAACAAATTATATACATCCTCAAGAAACTAATCTACTCAATTTGCACAAAGCAATGGAGTATGATCTTGGAGGCAAACCTATAATTCGTGTTGTTTCTAAAATGACAGGCACAGAAGTTGCAGGTCAGGTAAGTTCATTTGGCGAACCTTTAGCAATATCTCCCACTCCTGTAATACAGTTAGATGCTATCTATGGAACAACTACTGATGTTATACAAACATATACCAATGGAACAGGATCGTCGGCTGGCTCGGTGAATCAAATTTTCAAAGTACAATCTGGTACTACACAAGGTGGATATGGTGTATTAAGGTCAAAAAGGTTCATTCGTTATCGCCCAGGTCAAGGAGTATGTGCAAGATTTACTGCTGCATTTACTACTGGTGTGGTAGGAAGCTTACAATTTGTTGGGTTAGCCAATCAAGAGAACCGTGTAGCATTTGGATACGATGGAGATAAATTTGGTATATGTCGTAGTACTGGTGGAAAAGCTACAATCTATCTGATGACAATGACAGTAGCACCTAATGCTACTCAAACAGCAACAATTAATTTAAACGGTGTAGCGTATACAGTCACTTTAGGAAACACATCAGCAGAAGTAGCAATTCAGACCATAGCGAATCGTGTAGGTGGTTATGGTGGATGGTTGTTTCAACAAGTAGATGGGGCTATGTTATGGTTGGCACCTACACTAGGACCAATGGTTGGAACATTTAGTTTTACAAGCACTGGTAATGCACAGGCAACATTTTCCTTAAAACAACAAGGCGTAGCACAAACTGATTATTGGACTTATCAGGAAGATTGGAATGTTGATCGATTAAATGGTACCGGAGATATTCGTAATGCGAGTGCAATGGATCTTGATCATACTAAACTAAATGTATTTCAAATTGGTATGCGATGGTTAGGAGTTGGAGTTATAAGTTATGCTGTTGAAGATCAAAATTCGGGCACACTTATATATGTACATAGAGAACATTACACAAATCAACATGTTGTTCCTCACGTAGACAATCCTAGTTTTAAGATAACATATGCAGCATATAATTTAACTAATACTACTAACCTCGCAGTCATTGGCGGAAGCATATATGGTGCTATAGAAGGAACTATATTTTTAAATGAATTAACTCGCAGCCATCATACATCAAAATCTTCTCTAGCTCAAAATACTGCACATCACATTATGACTATAAAAAACGCTGTGGTAACAAATGGATTAGCAGGCGCCAATAACGGCAATTATGTGATTAATGCTAAAGAGGCTATAGTAAAACAATTAAGTGTATCTGTACAGGGAACTGACCCAGTTAATGTTTATCTATTATTTGATGCAACTAGTTTTTCTTCATCACATTTATACAATAATATAAATTATTGCAATGAAGTTTATAGCACTGCAACTGGAAACTTTAATATTACAACAGACACTCCAATTTGGTCAGGAATTTGTGGTATAAATGGCACAATTAATATTGACCTAAGTTCTTATCGTATTACCATACCTCCCGGTAGCCAACTAAGCATTGTTGCTCAAAGCACAAATCAAATAACTAGAATTGACTCTGCTCTGACATGGAGTGAAGATTGAAATACTTTGTAAAAATGTAACTTGATATTTTATAAATATTTTCATGAGTTTACCTACCTTAATAAAAACGCCCTACACTAAAACATCTTTTGCAAATGACCAGCAATTAGAAGATTTTATCAAATGTAGTGACCCCGCAACTGGTTACTTATATTTTATGGATAACTTCTTTATGATTCAACATCCAACACGTGGAGCCATGAATTATCATCCATGGGATTTTCAGGAAAGATTAATTGAAACTTATCACAAATATCGTTTTTCGATATCACTAATGCCAAGACAAACAGGTAAGTCAACAAGTGCAGCCGGGTATCTTCTTTGGTATGCTATGTTTGTGCCCGATAGTACAATATTAATTGCTGCACACAAATATGCAGGTGCACAGGAAATAATGCAGCGTATACGATACGCATATGAGAACTGCCCACTGCACATCAAAGCAGGTGTTGTAACTTATAATAAAGGCTCATTGGATTTTGATAATGGCAGTCGTATTATTAGTGCAACAACAACTGAAAATACAGGTCGTGGTTTGTCTATATCACTATTATATCTTGACGAATTCGCATTCGTTAGACCTACTATAGCGCAAGAGTTTTGGACATCAATTACGCCCACACTGTCAACAGGTGGTAAAGCAATTATTACAAGCACACCAAACAGCGACGAAGATCAATTTTCATTAATTTGGAAAATGGCAAACAAGACCGAAGACGAGTTCGGTAATCAAACCGAAGTTGGTGTAAATGGATTTAAAGCTTATCGTGCTTATTGGCATGAACATCCAGAACGTGATGAGCGTTGGGCTATTGAAATGCGGGCACAACTAGGAACAGAACGTTTCCGTCGTGAAATGGATTGTGAATTTATTATTGCTGATGAAACATTGATAAGTCCTAGTGTATTATTTGAATTAGAGGGTGTTGATCCAATTTATAAACAAGGACAGGTTCGGTGGTATAAAAAACCAACACCAGGTAACATTTATGTGTTAGCACTTGACCCAAGTTTAGGAACAGGAAGCGACCCAGCAGCAATACAAATTTTTGAAGCAAATACAACAACACAAGTGGGCGAGTGGAAACACAATCAAACAGTGATTCCAGAACAAATACGATTACTAAAACAAATAACAGATTATATTGCAGACATCACCAAAGAACCAAATAACATTTACTACAGTATCGAGAACAATACAATAGGAGAGGCAGCATTAATTTCATTGCAGGAATACGGTGAACATAACATACCCGGAACTTTTTTGACTGAATCAGGGATCAAAAAACGTAAGGGTTATAATACAACACAAAAAACTAAACTTGCAGCTTGTGCAA